TGACTGCACTGTGACAATGGCAGCATTAGCTGCAGTGACATTGGCATTAGTGCTGGCAATTTGTGTGTTGGCATAAGTCTCATAAGCACCAATATTGGCCGATAATGCATTGGTTGCGGTTGTGCTGACAATGGCACCACCCGGCAATATTAAATTACCAGTGTTGTCAAAAGTCCATTGATAAGGATCGCCGGTTATTATGTTAACATTGGCATGTGAACTTAATTGTAAATCTTGGTTAGCATAACCTTGAACATTGCCAGCAACAAATAGATAATTGCCAACAGTGATATTGCCACCTATATTGCCAGTATAAGTGGGCAAGTAAGTTGCCACATTGGCATTGCCATAATTGCTAGTGCCAAATGTGGCATTGGCATAAATTTCAAATGCACCTAGGTTGGCATCAAGCGTATTAACATGTGTGTAAATAGCACCCACATTGGCATTGCTTGCCGTTTCAAAAGCGGTTAGATTGGTTTGAACTGTGGCTATTGCCGCATTGGCTGCTGCGACATTGGCATCTATGCCAAGTATAGTTGGATCTGTACCGGCTGCTAGATATGCAGTAACATTGGCATTGCTATAGCTACTGGTACCAAAATGTGTGTTGGCATAAGTTTCAAAACTAGTCAAGTTGGCTTGTACACCGGCAATAGCAGTGTTGGCAGCAGTCACATTGGCCTGTATGGCCTGTATTGTGGGATCGGCGGGCAAGTAAGCGGTTACATTGGCATTGCTGTATGTGGATCCAAAAACATATGGTGTGCCATTGGCATAATAGATGTTGTTGGTCAACACATATGCTGCACTCACATTGCCTGAATATATGGGTAAGTATGCGGCCACATTGGCATTGCTATAGTTGGTACCGCCACTGGATACAATACCGGTTAGATAATAACCATTACCTGTAAAGTAGGTGGCATTGACATTGCCAGAATAACTGGGCAAGTATGTGGGCATGAAAGCGGCCACATTGGCATTGCTATAAGTGTTGGTAGCACCAGTAAAATAGGCCAACACTTGTGTGTTGCTGTTTGTGAGTGCAAAATTAACATTGCCACTTTCACTCAACAATGTGTATAGGGTCTGTGCTGAATTTAATATTACAGGATTACCAAATGCTTGATACAGGCCTGTGGTATTGGCCGAATTCACATTGCCAACTATGACATTGCCATTACCCACATTGTAAAGACCTGTTGTGTTATAAACTGAAACTGTGGTATTTCCAGTTATTCCATATAAACCGGGCATGTGTGTTCCTTATCTTGTTGAGAAACGCTTGTTTCTTCTTGGTTGGAATATGCTGGTCAACTTGTTGTGACCTCCCGACCATTTGCCTTTGTTGTTTTGATCTTCTACTGTGTCCCAGGCAAGATCAAATTTGGCCAACCACGAATTGGCATCATCGGTCATTTTACGCTTTTGATAATAATTGTGCAAGGTACCGTAAATGTAACCTTCGGGAAAACTTTGCAATACCACATTGTTTTCAACTAAAGTGGTACCATCACTTTCAAGACTGAACAACAAGGGCCAGGTCTGATAGTAGTACATGTTGATTTGTGCACCTGCAGTCAATTGTGGAATAAATTCGTAGTATTGACCCACTTCACTGAAACTGCCATGATACACTTCAGGTACATTTATGGGATTCAAGTACAATTGTTGATCCAGACTTTGTTCAATAATGTCTCGATCACCAATGCGATCATAAACTATCCAAGGACCGGCTCCGTTTGGTCCACCACCTGATCCTTGATAAAAGAACAGGATGGGTCTGTTCATGTCAGGCGGTATTGGCACTTGGCCATAAGTGTTGGCCACACCAATTGTGGTATAGGGGTTGGTTCTTAGGCCTGGTAACTCGATGTTACGCATCATCATCTCAGCCAGAAAAATACATTGTTTGATTTCTGTATCGTTACTGCTTCCGGTAAATGCTTCTATGTATGCCACTAGAGCATCAGCATTGGCTATCATTGTTGACATTGTGTTTCCTTATTTTGACACAGCAGGTGCAAAGTTGGCACCTTGAAAAAATGCAGTCTGTCCAACCCGGGCTGGATACGGCACATCTATTGGGATCGGTAGTTTGCCACCTGGGTAGCAGATAAAAGCTGGATATTCAGTTTCCACAACTCGATAGAATTGTGCTTTTAGAGTCTTGTCCAGTTTAATGGTGTGCCAGCTCATGCCACCAAAGTAGTCATTGCTGATTTGTATGGCAATGGTGTCGGGCAGTTCCATCCATTTGTAACCGATCTTGCCATCAGGCATGAGTGGCGCCAATGGATCCACATAACCAGCTTCGGCTCGTTTGCGATAATCGGCACACACTTCGGCAATGTATTCCACATTCAACTGTTCGCGCTTGATATAGAACTTGCCATCTTCGCGGCCGGTAGTGACCTTGACATTGCGACTTTTGTTCCAGTCGGTGCGTGTCCAATCGCCTTTTAATTCACGGTATAAGTCATTATTTTTTAACAGTCGATCGGCAATTCCATTATCAGTAGTAACTAGTCCGCCCACATCCTGTCGATGTGCACCTTCATTGTATTCGGGTTCTTGGTCATCTAGATAACTCTTGTCCTGATAGTTTTCAAATTCATTGTAATTGGTATTAGTAATCATACAGTATTTACCAATCGTGACAAAGCCCCGTTTAAGGGGCTTTGTTTGTTTAATCTATTTTACTTTTTCTATTCTCTGGATAATTGTCAGCATATGCGGCAACACGGCTATCGGTGGCTCGGGTAAGACCTTTGTTCCAAGCCTGTCGGTGTGCGGCTCGCCTTGCCTCACTCCATGGTTGACCTTTATTGGCTAAACTTTTTTTAAGTCTTGTCTCATCACTTTGTTTGTGTCCTATTTTAGCTTGTCGTAATTTTTCTTTATGCTCTTCTGTAAGCGCCCGACCTTTACTATGTGTATTGCCAGTATGTGCATCTGAATTATTTTTAAAACATAAAACTATATCTACATTGTCTGGACTGTATGGTCCAACATCACCTCGGCGTGCCATGCAATATTGATTTGACTTGCGACCGCGTTGTTCCCATTTGCCTGACTCGTCCCACATCTTCCACCAGGTATCAAATGTAAACAACCATTCAATTTTTCTATTTCTTGCCTGACATAATTGTTGTGTATATCGTGCACGAACTTTACGCATAAACAATTTCATCTTTTCAAATTCATTTAATTCCATTCATATCTCCAATAAAAAAGGAGCACTATTTCTAGCACTCCTTTTTATTTAGTTTAGGTTAATAACTAACTAATAATTTAGTTAATATCAAAAACTGTTGTTGTCCCAAGCATTTAAGCGTACAACATTACTTGCGGTACGAGTAGCACCAGTAATAGTTGTAGCACCTGAACCTGTAAAGCCAACATAAGCACCTGTAGAGCTGATGTCATGCAATACTGCAACGCCTGCTGGGTTACGAACAATCAATGTTCCTTCCAATAGGAATTGATCCAAACTTGCGTCAGCGTTCGAGAACACTTCGTTGTTTGGTCCTAGGTCACGCAATGAACCCCACTGTAGAACTTCTTCATTCAAGAAGTAGATCTGGTTACCACTACCAACTTGATCCATGATCCAAGAATCAAAAATCTCGTATGTGTAGTTGAAGTCGCCTTCGTATGTAGCGATTGTGTCACCACGCTCACTGTTCACACGGTTGATACTACGGCTTGTAGGCATTGTATCACTTAGGTGAGTTCTTAAACTTGTTGGGCAAACGATTGTGCGGATTTTTGCATTGAATCTTTGCTCAGCAGTTGTAACCAATTGCTTGTACAAGCTAGGTGCAAACTGTTGTAGTGTACCTGTGTAAGAATAGAATGAACTACCTAGACCTTCACCAGTGTTGCTTAGTGAACCACTTGATAGTGAACCACCAATAACCCAAGTGTTTGCAGTGCCTTGTGTGGTAACATCGGTTAACTCAGTGTTGAACACTGTGTAATATGTTGAACCTGCGGCTGGGTTGAAACTGTGTGTTCCAGCGAAAGCATTCAATGAACCCATTCTACGACCCAATGCGCTAGAGTAAGTTGTTGCACCAATGGTGTAACCAGCAACTCCATAAGCACTACCAACTGTGACATTGGCGCTGGTGTTGTTTGGGTTCGCATCGCCTGTGGGATATGTGAACACTGTTGCAGGAATACCAATACCAGCAGCAATACCAGCTTGTCCTGAATACTTGGTTCCGATTTGGTCAGCACGAACGATTTGTGCTTCCACATCGAACATGAGCTCGATGAGTTGTTTCACTTCCATGTAGGCCTGTGGGTCGCCGCCCGATTGCTCAACTGCACGAGCTGTGCCAGTTGCACCAACTACTGTAGAGAAAATCTGTGTGTAGTTGCCCAAGTTGGCACGGCTTTGTTGTTCAACTTGTGCTGAACTAACTGCTGCACCTTCTTGTTGTGCTTGAGTCTGTGGTAAACGATATACATCGTTGGTCCACAATGGTAGTGTGCTAACTACTTTACGCTTTTTGGCCATACACATGTTCAACACAGGTGTATCGTCTTTAACTCTGTTGCTTACATCTAAATCTAAATCTTTGACAACGATATCTGTTTGATATGAAGTGGTACCATTGCCGATAGCTGTTGTGCTATTAAAACCTGCCATAATAATTCTCCTTATATTAGCATTATCTTCTACCTGACCTGCCTGCTCGCATAGCGTTCATCTTGGCCACTAGTAGATTGTTTTGGGCATTAACATCGCCCGCCTTGGCTTTTTGTTGAAGATCGGTAAGTTCATTACCTGAACGGCTTGGAATGCTAGTAGAACCTTTGCGTGTGGTCAAGGCAGCAATACTATTGCCAGCACTCTTGGTAGCAGGTCGATCACGATATCTCAATCCATCACGCAACAAACTCAAAATGTGTTCATCACTTGATATCAAATCAATATTGTTGATGCCGGGAACCAATTGTCCTTTTGCACCTGCCCAACCCTTTCCAACTTTTTCACGAACTTCTTCATATATGGCGCTGTTTTTCAATTCTTTGTCCTTGAAGGCCTTGCGATTGTTCTCAAGTACTTCAGCAACTTGATTCTTGCGAATCTGATAGAATTGATCCAGGTTTGGTTTCAACTGTTTGACCATAGCACTTTGTTGTGCAATGTATCGCTCATTCTGTTGCATATTGGCTTGTATTCGTGCCCGGGCTGCGGGATCAACTGTGTTGGCCAATTGCTGTTGAAATGTGTTCTGATAACTCTGCGTCTTAATGATTTCATCGTAAGCCCGTTGAATTTGGGGCGCTACGGTAAACTCCATTGCCAGTAAAAGACCTTCTGTCTCGGCTCGCTTGGTACCTAGGTATTCATCGAACTCGGCTCGGTCAATCTTTAACCGTCTTGCATCTTCACTTATTGCAGCTCCTTGGCCTAAAATGGCTGCTGCCTTTTTCGCGTCGATCTCGATTGTCTCTCCATTGCGTTTGAACTTGAACCGGGCGTTCGGGTTCTCTTCTGCAAATTCAAGAAAGTCGATTATGTCTTCGCTACTCGAATCCGTAGTGCTTACAGGTGTGTCCTGGGCATGTACTTCTTCGTTGGCTTCACCGTCATCAGCTTCTAGTGCTTCAACTTCTGGCTCATTCACTTCTGGCTCATCGTCACGGATTGGTGTATCTTTGACTTTGACTCCTTCGGGGGCCACAGGTGCTTCCTCGACTGCCGTCTTGGTTGAACCTGCTTCAGTGGCTTCGGTAGCTCTCATTTGGTTACGCAATGTGTTTTCTTTCATTGCGGCCATCTTTTGTGCTATTGCATCCAAGCCGGTACTGACATTTTGGACCGGGACCGTCTCGGGTACGAGATTAGGGCGATCTGCTACTATGTTTTCCATAGATTCTCCTTTTATAAGCCGGGCTCTTTAGAGCTTAACTTCTGCTCTTGAAGAGTTACCACTCGATCTTTCATGTACTTTGCTCTTTTAAGCAAAGCAATAAAACTGTCTACACCCGCCAGCTGATTTGTAATTGCCACGCGGGTGATATTATCTGTTTCGGTGTGAGTTCTAATTTCACTCAACACATCTATCATTTCAAATCGAAACTGATGCACAAACATGGCAAATTCTCTATTGCTCAACAAGTTCTCGGCCTGTGAACCCCAAACCTTGACACGATCCTGTTGGCTGGCGCTCATGGTTTTGATGTTGTTCAGGTCCACTCGAGGACGAGCATTGAATGCATCAACTACATCTTGATCTAACATTTCAGTTCCAATTCTAAATTCTAATAGTAGTTTTATTTATACTTTAGAAAGCACGGGCTTTGTGTTCGCCCACTAGGGAGAAGCCATCCAACTGCATCTTGGCACTGGTGCCTTGTGTGTTGGCTGCAATTTCTTGAGCACGAACCTGATTAAGTTGTGCCACGCTTTGTTTCTGTGCAATGTCGGCCGCATCCTTGGGATTGGGTTGTTGGTTGGCACTTTGCGCTTTGGCCTGTTTGACCATTTCCATGACTTCGTCTTCGGTCAGCAAATAAACATCGGCTTCTTTCACGCCCAACACATACAACATGTCTTCGTAGGTGCGACGCATTTTCTTGAACGAGCCCGGAGTCAAGGCACCCATTTGCACGCCTTGTGCAACTTCTTGTGCAAGTCCTTGTTGTGCTTGCTTGATGATTTGCAAGCGTTGTAGGCTGTTCTCTTCACTCTTCATGCCCAAGGCAAGATCAATGTGTATGGTCTTGCGTTCGTTAAAGTTCATGTCATCAAATGCTTTGTAGTCCAAGAATTCGGCCTTGCCTTCAGGATGGAACTGTTGTGCCAGCTTCTTGACGCCGTAGTCGTCGCCGTGTGCAATCAGGGTACGCCAGATCAACCAGATGGCATCTTTTAAACCTTCGGAACAGTTCTTGACAGTGTTGTCTTGAATCACTTGATTGGGACTTAGAGCCAGGTTTAATTTGGCACCGCTATTGCCGGGATCCATTACTTCAGGATTGAACACATCTTGTGGACTAGTCATGCCCACCATGGCCATTTGATCCTGTTGCATTCTGGCTAGAGTGTTGTCTAGGAATGTGGGATTGCCTTGTGGTATGGGCATGGCGTATACATCGGTTGCGGGATTGAATTTGCTATCTAGTATAAAGATTGATGCATCACCATCTTGTATTTGTTCAAAGTCCACTCTATCGGGTTTGACACCAATTCTGGGAGTGGCTTGTAACAGTCCGGTTAACAGTTCGGCTCTATAACCCGATGTCATGTACTCTTGCATGGGCACTACTGATTCTGCAATGGCCATACCGTAAAAGTTTTGTGCCAAGGGCTTGGGAACCATGTTGGCCACCGGAATGAATTCCACTTCACGAGCCGATATCACATATTGCCCGCTGTATATAAGTTCCACAAGTTCCAACTCTCCATCATTATCAATATCATAACGATTCCACACAGTAAGAACAGTGACCTGTCTTGCTTCAGGCTCCTGCGCGGAATAGCCTTGTGCAGGAAGTCCATTAATAGGAACACTATCCCGAGCATGGATAGCAAGGTTATTAAGTAGTGATCCAGCTTGATATGAACCAACATTGGAATATTCGGCATAGACTTTGAACTCCTCTAGATCAATGTCAGGATACAGTTCATAGGCTTCCTGTATGCTCATGGGCTTGTAGAATCCACAGAAGGGTTGTTCTTCTATCGAGATCACAGTGGGATCGCACATCCAATAGTGTTGTGCAATTGGGCGGAACCGGATGTTGAGGTTGTAGCCGGTCAGTTTGTACTTGGCTTCATACACTGTGTTGCGGTTGATGCTGTCACCAATGGCATCTTCGGTGTCACGCAGTTGCACATTTTCTACATCGGGTGTGGCTTCTAGATCGCCACCGGCAATGGCTTGGCTGCTTTCAAGAAGTTTGTTGATATTTTCTTCGTGTTGTTGGGCAGTTAGGCCGGCTGCATGTTGTTGTGTTTCTTTTAGAACCTGCGCCAGGTCCACATGTTTTTTTCTTTTGCTGGTTCTAAGTGCACTAAGTCCAGCTTCGGAGGCCTGTTGTTCAAATGCTTTTAACTGCTCTTGTGTGCCCTGTGTGGTAATGTAGCGCACAAAACTTTCGCGCATGGGAGCAACCAACATCTCACCATTCTTGTGCAAACAAGCATCCATGACCCAGTGTTGTAGGATAAAGTGTGGATCGTTGTTTTGGTTGATCAGCTTGTGTACCATGTTGGTGGCTTGGCGTGCTGCCTCTTCATCATCTTCGTTGTCGGCCACAAACTCAAAATTGATCTCGCCATTTTGTGCCATGCCCTTGGTGATTACACTGGTGGCATAATCCACAACTGGTTTTACCACCGGATGTATGTAGTCTAGATCATTTACCGGATCTGTAGAGTCTGTAACTGCCAAATTAAGATAATGGTAATCGCTGAGTCTATTGATGTTGTTTTTGGTGGCCAACAATCTCAAGTTGGCTGCGCATTTTTGATCCAGCAAGCTCTTCATTTTGACAAAACGACCCATTATACCGGTGTGTCCATTAAGATTGCTTACTACTACATTGCGAAGATCTAACATATTTTGTATTCCAATTGGGTTATTATCTATTTACCACCTACACTATCAGGCATCTGCGCTCCAACTGCGCTTCCAGACTGGACGATCCGCTTGATTGTTGCGTTGTGCTTGCATGACTCGCATGTTGTGTTTGGCTGCTGCAAATCTTGCTTGTGGACTGCGATCATCCCAGGGTTCGGCTAGATCATTTAGACATCCTAACAGGGCATAGCGTGCTGAGTCTATGCAGTCGTCAGGATCTGAGAATCTGCCCTTTTCATCCACATAGTAATTTTGTGCTTCACGCAAAAATTCCACACAGTTTTCATTTACATGCAGTGTGCCCAGTTCCAGCATTTGACGCATGACATTGATACCAAAACTTTTATGGTTGGTTCTGTGCCCTTGATCATCTGGTGGGTTCATGATGGCTTCGGGATGCACATTTAATTCGTACTGTTCAAACATTTGACGCAGGCTCAAACTGCTCATGGTGTATCGGCCCACTGTGCCGGCATCAGCCGGTAACACTATGGGCGTGCCAAACACTTCAGGTCTCATGAGGTGATTGATCCAGTTTATGGGATTGGCTTCTTCGGTGCCTTTCACAACTATCTGATGATGCAACCAAGCTTCACGCTCGGTGGGATGCCAATACATTAACGAGATAACTGTTTTGTCGTTTACCAAGCCCAGGTCAAGTGCAATGATCCTGTGTAGGCCATGTGTGTTGCGGAAGTCGTAGTCGCCGGTCCGGTATGTGGGCCAGTTTCTAATTTGGAACACTGCACCTTTGCCCATGACCGGAACACCATTGCGTCTAGCATCACGCTCGTGTGGCAAGTAATCTCTTTCCAGTTGCAAGCGTGTGGCCATCAACAAGAATGGTTCATGCCAGGGATCGTATTCGGGCACATCATCCCAGCTTACCCTAATGTGTTCGTAGCCTTCCTCATGATTCCAAAATTTACTTACTAGGCCATTAAGACCTTTTAACGGTGTAAAACTGCAAAGCACTTGTCCCTGTGTGGTGGCAGTTCTAGTTACAATTTCGCTGAAGAAGTCATCGGGTGGTTGTTCATCAAATATGGCCAGGTTCAGTTTAAAACCCTGCATCTGACGAACCTCTTGTGTGTAGTTGGCAAACAGCAAATAACTGTTGCTTCCGCTTGTATGTCGAATTTCCACACCAATGCAGTTGGCGCCGTCGCTACGCATGGTGTCGAATTGAATTAGATCTCGAGGTATGGCTCCGGTGCCTAAACTGTCGCGTATCTTGACATCGTTAGTGCCCAGCAATTCATTCTGCAACACCAGGGCCACTTGGCTCCAGCCTTCACCGGCTACCATGGCAGTTACCGGCTTTGTGAACCGTTTGGCTGTAGCAGGCCACCAGTCAGGATATCGACCAGTTAAATGATATGCTGTTTCATAACAGGTACTAACAGTTTTACCGATACGATTTGCAGCCAAGATGCCTCTACGGTCAGCGTGTCCGGTTTCAAAGAAGCCGATCTGATGTGCAAATGGTCTAAAGTAACGCAGTTGGTTGTACTGCATGTCCTCGGCCACAGATATCACATATTCTTCAAGTCGCAATCGTGTAAGCGTGGGCAATTGATGTAAATTACCCACCGGCAACTTTTCTCGCTCGCAGACCCATCTCAAGGCACGACGCATGAGCAAGGCTCGATCTATCATGATAAGCTGGATCTAATTTGTGTAAGATAATTGGCAGCTTCGGCCAGATCAGCGATTTCCACTGTGCTCATGCGCCAAGTGTCGGGACGGCTGGGATCAACTCCATCGCGTTTGTCCAGGCCGGCTTGCAAGCGTTCCATCACAAGACGCAGGCAGTGTTCGACCTGGCCCGGAAACTTTTCTACAAAAGCTTCACGGTGCACACGATTAACCTTTTGCAAGATTTTAACATCTTGCAAAATCTTTTCGCTAGTCATTAGGCCACATTCCAAGGATTGTCTATTGAGCTGGTATCGCCCATGGCAAACTCTCTATCGATCCAAACATCCCAATAGCTTTTGTTGTTGATCTTGGTTTTTTGCATTTGTGCTCGCAGTACCGAGCCTCGCGGTGTCACACGACCATCAGGATAGCGAACCAATTGCTCGCCGGTTCTGGGATCGACCCAGGTAAACTTTTCGGGCACTTCCTTGCCAAACTTGTTGACTCTAGTGCCCACTGCTCTAGGTGCAATAGGTCCCAGCACTTCATAAGTGATGGCATTGTTGATGTATTTTCTAAACACCACTTCACACTTTTGGCCGGTGGCTGCCCATTCGGGGTCGGGGTGTGGAAATGTTTTGGCAATATAAGTGCTCACACACTGTTCATTCACAACTTCCGCGGGTCTAGCTGGCAGGGGTTTTAGTTCATCAACTGGTATCAATTCGTTCTTGTCCAGGTACGGATTCTCGGTACCCTTCATGTACTCTTCAGGCGCTCGGCCGTTAAGCACATCCATGGCAGTTGAATACTTGAATCGATTGCTTCGACCTTTTAGATTCAGCACATGGCCAGTTTGGTCAAACACAAACTTTTCCAGCTCCTTGGCTGTGGGAAAGTCGGTCATTAAACCTTCTAGGTCATAAAGCGGTTCAGTTTCCACTGTGGTAGTGGCAGTTGCGGGGATTGCGGGAGTTGTGGATGTTGTATCTGACCAAGGATTGGCAGTAGCGGTGGTTTTTTTGGCAGTTGCCATAATTGTATTCCTTTCTAGTTAATTCAATATTGGAGTTGTTGAGGACAACTCCCGAACCTATTCGTTTAATCTCGATAACGATTTTTCTTAGCGGCAAATCTTTTCACTTGACTGTTGGAATCAATGCTGCCCGCACCAGGCACTTCGTGCTCGCCTGGGTTGGCTTCTAGTTCTCGTGCTCGTGAGCTGAATGCGCTCAACACTTGTTCAGCAAGTGGCTCGCGTTCGGCTTTGGCATCCAAGAAGTTTCCACGCTTGGCTGTGTGTGCACCTTCGTTACCGGTTCTTGGTCCCATGGGCGCATTTACATTTGTGACACTGTGTGGGTTACCTGAAAAGCGACCCAGGTAGTGTTCGCCCCCAATGTCCTGGTCACTGCTGGCCTTTTTAAGTGTTCTTGTTTTCATTTGTGTTATCCTTAAGCTACTGGTGTGAATACTACTGTGGGCGTGCCACCAGAGGCTATTACAGCAATAGTAATGTTGCTATCAAAGTTATTGACCTGATTCATGTTGATCACTGTGGGGTAATATGGAATTACTGGAAAGCCCACATTGCTGGCAGTTACCAATCCTGAGTTGGCCCAGTTAACATAAACTGCGTTGGTGGCATCTAGATTAGTTACCAAAACGCTACTGATGGTGTTAGCACTACCAACATCCAGGTAGAATTGACTACTCGAAGTTGATGCAGTAACAGTTCGACTGGCATTCTGCGGTAATGGTGTATAAGCGTTTGCACTCATGATTAGTTTCCTACATTGATTGCGTCAGGATTCGCAAACTTCCGAGGGGCCTTCATGGCGCCAACAGGATGTCCTTGTGCGGCAGTGCTCATGGTCATTCGCATTTCATCGCGTGTGGCACTTGGTCCAACCGATTCCATACGATCACGACTTTGGTCGCTGGTGTTGCCTCTACGACTTGACGCCGACTCACCTGCATTAATACTGTCAGGATTGCGAACCATCCGAGAGTATGGGTTAGCACAAATGCCCGCACGACTCTCATCGCGATTGACACCGTCGCCCATTTGGCCATTAAACGCAAAGTCTGCGCCATCGCCCCGTTGGTCACTGCGTCTTGGTTCATGGCTGGTGCCAGAATTCTTTTTCAAGGTGTTGCCACTTTTGCGGCTCAAGGTTGTGTTTTTCATAGTTTATTTTCCTTTCGCCATTCTAACGGCGTGGTGATGATCTTCATGCTTACGGCCATCTGCGTGTTGTTTGTTTCGTGCATGTGCTGCTCGAGTCTGCATTGCTGGATGTGCTGACGAGTGTTCAGCGTTTTCTATGCCGTAAAAGTCACTGATGTGTGCTTCACCACCAGCCGAGCTTTTTGCCTTCCGGGCTGAACCCAGGTTGGCAGTGTCGGCAGCAGTCTCATGTGCTAGTGGCATGCCGGTGCCACCAATGCGCTCTGGTGCTGGCTTTTGGCCTTCACGGCTTTTCTGACTGCCTTGCTTCATTACTGCGTCTGTGGGGTTTAGGTTGTAAACACCTTTTAGTTCTCGTGCTCGTGTCATTATACTGTTTCACTTTCATTTGCTTGTTTTAATATGTGGTCGGCCCAGGCCTGGACTGTGGTCCAGTATTTGACAACTTCAGCTCTTGTCATTTGTTCGTCGGCAACCAGTTGCTCAAGTAAAGCATCAACATCGCGCTGAGCACGATCATATCCATAGTCTTGGCCTGTTTGGTATTGTGTTGTCATTATAGTTCGTGTCCTTTTTCGCTCATGTCTTCGTCATTGTTCAATTGGTGCTCGGTCCGTGTCATCTTGGTTGAGCTGGGACGAATATATGTTGGTTCAATTGCTTTATGATAGTGTTCGGTGCGTCGAGCATTTCTTGCGCTGTGTGGCACCGGCATTGGTTGCTGAACATAGCCCCGACCTGTTTCGGGATTGGCCGTGCTGGTGTTGCTGGCACGCATAGTAATGTTGCTTTCGCCGCGATCACTCATTATTTCTTTGCCCGTTTCTTAGCAGCTGTTTTCTTGGCTGCTCGTGCTTCTGAGTACGCAATGGCCACGGCCTGCCGTTGTGGCTTTCCAGCCTTCATCTCTGTTTTAATATTCTTTGCGAAAGCCTTTGGCTTAGCTGATTTCATTAACGGCATAAGTTCTCCTGCTCATTTATTTATATCTATTACAATCCTGGGAAACTGCGTCCGGTCTTATTGGCTAGACTTACACCGCGGTCTGGATTAAGTTGATCTGTGATTCTGGCACTGCTTTGTCTACCACCAAAGTGGCGTGCATGGTAGTGAACTGATTCACTTTCAGTTCTTGCACTGTGGCTTGTACTATTGGCCTGCATAGTACTACCGCGTGGCCGACGATTGAGCGATTGCTCAGGCATGGGGTTCATGTTCTTGCCAGTTTGGTTTAAGGGTCGGACTTGTGCCATTGTTATTTTATTCCTGCTATGGTGGCTATTGCTTCTGCAAAGGCCGCTTTCTTTTGTTCTACTTCATCTGCAGTACTGGAGACTTCCACCTGTGCCAGTGTGGCACTGACCTTGTTCAAGATCAAGTGGTGATATTTTTGTGCCAGGTGTACATCGGTGGCTCGAGCCTGTGCAAAGTCCGCGGCCAGCAGTTCCACATAGGGTCTACCACTGGCAGTGTCTATTGCAGTCAACAAACTGTTGATAGTGACTTTGTCTACCGACCCCTTTGGCCTACCGGCTCCAGGTCGTGCGCCACCACGGCTTGACACTTTAGGTTTGCCAGTGCGTGCATTAATTTTGCTTTTCGTTTCCATAAAGTTATTTATGCTAGGGAAACTTTATGAATCTTTCCGTTGCGCCTTGAATCGCGCATGAAAAAGCCCACCTAGTAGTGGGCCAAAACCTATAAACTTGGAGGCTTTAGGTTTTAAGATGTTGTTGAACCAGGAGTTCAATTTGTTCTCTGGAATAACTTGTATCAAAATTAAATCGTTGTCCAAGTTCTCCTGACTCTACATCATCAAACCGAATGTAAGTGCCTGGTGCAAGTTGTTTTTCAAATTGGCCTGGATCGCTATCAAGTCCAACAAATACTGAGTTTATATAAAAATGTCTAATGTTCATTTGTGTTCCTTTGTAGGCAAGCCCTTTCGGGCTTCCTTTTTATTTGTTTGCTATCTTTTCTAGATTCTTTGCAATACTGTCTAGACTCTCTCCTAACCAACTAATCAAATTGTATGTCTCTGTTCCAAATTCAACTGTTCGTCCTGAGTCACTATCCAAATCCAAATCTCTTACTGCTTCTACTAGGTTTTTTAATGTATCTAGTGTTTCTACTTCGTGTGCTGTTTGCATTGTAAGCCTCCTTAATGTTTAACAATGTAAGTGTATTATAGCATCTTGATCATTTGTTGTCAAATTCTTTTAGCACGATTTCGGCTTGAATAAGTGCAAATACTGCTGCAATTTGTTCTGCGGTCGAATCACTCGAAGCCGCCTTGAGCACTGTGTCGAGTCTTGTGAGTTCAGGTGCACGGCCCCGTGCCACAAGTTGAGCAGCCAATTCAGGTGTCCGGCCGCTGCTCCTGTTCCAGATCGGTTTTCCTTGAGTGTCGACCGCGGCCATCTCGTGCAGTCAATCTAGGATAGCCCCGGGCTCCACCTGAACACACATGTGCATTGTAAAATACCGCAGTCATTTCACGACCACATCCGGGACAACTATATCTTGGCAATGGCTCGCCAGGTTCTCGTGGTGTTTCAGGTACATAAAATCTATAATACTGTCGGTGTTGGGCCCAGCGGCGTTGTCGATATCGATATTCAGTTACTAGCATAGTGCTAGTATTTAGGTTCGGCAAACACAGCTCTAAAGTTATTGGTTTCGGGTTCGTGCTCGATCATGTCAATGCATTCGGCCGGGAACTCCGCCAGCAATCGATTCCAGCGGCCCAGAATACCACTTGCGATGTCTTTGCCACTCAGCAATTGATCACGCATGTCCATCAAGATATCAGCTGCTGAGTAATTGGCCTTACCACCAGTTCTTGGGAAGTTTTTCAGTTCCGCAGACAGCAAGTCAGTTTGATTGGTTGCAATTGCGCCATCTATGATGTCAGCTATCACTGCTTCCACATGTGCTTGCACTCGTCGATATTCGGCTGGGGTTTGTCTGTAATAGGTAGTTGCGAATTTCGCTCCCGGTCTTGGTTCCATTTCTCGTGTTGATCGGTACTTAAACTTTGCCATTTGTTTTTACTCCTAGTTCTATTATATTGTATTTATATTTATGTGTCAATTTCATATGTGTCCAATTCAAGAGATCTCTACGAGATCTGTCTAAATAGAAATCCCTGCTCGTTTCGCTTCGCGGATTTCTATTTGACCTCTACTGCTTCGCTAATAAAAACAAAGAGAAGGAATAATCAGACGCCAAAAATCAAGTGCGTCAGCACTTGTTTGGCGTCTGATAGGTCGACTGTGTCGACCTCTTAGTTGTTGTCGTAATTGGAATCAGATCTTGTCCAGCAGAAGACGCAAGTCTAACCCTCCCCCCAGTTGATTTTTAGAACCTTAAGAAAGGAAGTTCAACCCGAGATACTAGGTATCGGACGCACAAAACTTGAGCCAAAGATATACCCTTCCCAGAGGTCTGCATTGGCTGCTTGTTGTGTTTTTTACAGACTTTGCGCTTAGTCTTGTCCGCGCTTTGGTCTCTGCCACGCCTAGAGGGGATTTAGGTCGCTGGGTTATTTCTTTCTACGAGGTTCAGGCATATTTTTTAATTTGGAGTTGTTCTCTATTTGTGCCATAATGATATTGTTGTATCTACAGAATAAGACTATTTGTCGAGTGAGTTTGCTTTTGGGATTGTTACCTAATACCCAATTAATATAATCGGGATCGGTTCTAAGAATTTTTCTAATTGGTTCGCCATGATACTTGCCGCCACCGAATCGCCAATTTCTTTGTTCTCGAGCCGTTTCCCATTCTTGGGTTTTTAATTTTTGGAAAGCAGGGAAACTCATGCGATACTGTGCTCCGCTTTCCAAAAACTCCTGATGCCAGGATTGCTTTTCAATCAATGATGGTTCACGGAAGCGATTTTGATATTTCGCTTCCGCTAAATCTATTGATGTCTGATTGTAAGTGTTTCCGATACTCATAGCATTCTCTTAATTGTTTTAGGATTTCCGATTCGCACCCAACTCGGAAAACATTGGTCCTGGCCCATTAAGAGATCTACATTGCGTAGAAGAATTTGTTGCCTGTGCTTTGTATTTAGTATTATATACAAAAAACCCTGTTTTTCCTAGCGATTTGGATAATTATTAAGGGCAGTTGTTAACCAGACCTCGGAGGATGCAGTGGAGCAATTTTTCTGGTTTCTACCACAAGGCCAAATCCGGACTGCCTAATTTATGGGATCGCCGTTGATGTTGACCAATTGTGGTCCAGTGGGTGTGTCCTGTAAAGTTTGTCTAAACGCCCGGGCCTGTTGTGCCAATTCAATATATTCGGGAGTAAGGTCTCCGTCTCGAATAAATCCCCTCAGGATCATGTGCACTGTGCTAAAAATATCTTCATGGCTTTCGCCTTTCTCTTCCATGGCTAGAACCACATGTTCCAGTTGATGTACTAAACTCTTGTATATCATTTCTGTTCCTCAAATAATTCGTCGAAGTTGTTGCGATCTTTACCCCAGGCCTGTATGCGGCGATCGGCTATGGCAACATAAGCCGGATCCAGTTCGCATCCGGTAAACTCATGACCCAGTTCTACAGCAGCCATTCCGGTTGATCCCGATCCCATGAACGGATCCAGCACATGTCCACCTGTGGGTGTGACCAAGCGTATGAGATACTTCATGAGTTCCACCGGTTTCACTGTGGGGTGATTGTTGCCCACATTGGGTGTTGCTTTATTATTCTTTTTACACCAATCTTCATATGCCTTACTTAGACTATGTGTATAGATATCACCCACACCCGGTATAAGTGCTTTATTACCACTGCGTGTGGGATTACCATCATGATCAACTAAACTGCCGCCCATTTCTTCGGCCATTTGCCAGTGTGTTTTGATTCCGCGAGCTTCCACTGCCGACATTGATTTATCAGGATCAGTTTTACCATTGGTGGGCATATACACATCAAAGCGTGGTCCGCTAAACAATGGACCGGGATCGTCAAATCCCACATGTCGTTCACGGCGTGATACCTTGGGACAATAAAAATACTTTTGGTAGTCAACAATCTCGCCTATGACATTGCTGGGAAAACGACCTTGATCGGGATCATAATCCACTTGAGGCATCATGCCTTGTCCAAATTCTTTGCCGGTATGTCTTGTATAAGTTCCATCTTGATTGCGTTTGCCGCTGCCATGTAATGGCTCATCTGTGGGTATTCTAGTGGCCGCAATGTTGAGTGCACCCACGCCCCAGGTCTGACAGTTCTTTGCTATGCTGGTCTTGATGGGTTTGCGTGCCAACACAATGGGTTCATGTGCGGGTTTTAAAGCAGTGCCCCAATCTTCCCATTGTTGAGCGGCAGGATCAGTGCATACCGCTATAGGTTTCATTTCTTCATAGCCAGCCTTTGTCTCACTGAACTCGCGTTGATTGTTGATATTATAACCATCTGTCTTTTTGCGTTTGATAGTCTTCTTTACTCCCAAACTGCGTTGTATACTACGACCCACATCCTGTGACTTTGGAAATCCCGAACTGTAGATCCACATGATCTGATCGCGTATTTCAAAGCCGGCTTGTTCGATAGTGATGGCCAAGCGATGATAGGTTCTCGCAGCCGAGAATGCCAACATGTGTCCGCCCGGTTTCAGCACTCGCAAACACTCTTGATAAGTTTCAAGCGTGCCAGTGTCAGCATCCCAGCTCTTGCCCAAGAAGTCGATGCCGTAAGGTGGATCGGTCACTATTGAGTCAAAGTAATTGTCGGGAAAGGTTTTAAGTAAATCTTGATTGCGTCCGTTTAATAAGTGGTATTTCATTTCTGTTCTTTAAAAAAGGTGGGCCCCGGAACAAATGGCAATTCGGAACGGGGCCCTGTAGTTCCGTTTACTGAGGGAAAAGGAATCAACGCCAGACACTGCGTTGTGAACTACACAATTATTTATTTGCAATTTATTTCACCCATTTATAACCGTGTCGGGCACCATAGCGTAGCGCACCGGCTCGCTTGAGATCGATACCAAGTCGTGCAGCTATTTCGCGTGGCTTCACAGTTCTAAACCAGCGCAGTTCCGCTTCGGTATATCTATAGGTTCTATTTTGCCGAATGGGATTGCCAGCAGCATCTACTCTGCGACCGCCGGTATTGCCGGCACCGGTTCTCAAAGTTCCTCGTTGGCGCATGAACTCGTTGCGTACATGTGCATCACCCAGAACCAAATGATCGGGATTGACACAACTGTCGTTGTCACAACTGTGCATTACAAACTCGCGACTCGAGATAGCACGACCCAATTTCATACGCATGGCCACTCGATGCACCACAGTCATGATTTTCTTGTTGTCGGCTTTGCGTATGGCCGAACACATTCTATAACCCTGTGCGTGTCTACCACCAGTATGATTAATGCATCCCGAAGCTTGCGGTTCAAGATATTGATTCCAATTCACTTCATTGATCAGGATGTCACCGAGATCTCTCATGTTTTCTCTTAGATTGATTTTTAATTTGCCAGCCATTGCAGTTCCTTGTAATTTTGTTTATAATATTTAGCTATCGTGCAAAATATACTAAATAAATGCAACTGGAAAGGAATTATATGGAATACACCTGGCACACAGCACAACATGCCGACATTGATGCCATTGTTGCGCTCATGGTCGAACATTATCAACACGAAATAGAATCAATCTTCAAACCCAGTCCTTCACGAGTGCGATATCATTTGTATCGACTCGTGGTGGACCAAATATTTGGCGTCAATCGAGAATATGTGCGAGTGGCTCGCAATGCACAAGGAGTCATTGCCTGCAGTTGGTTGGCACGAGATCATCACACAGTGTATGCCGATGAAGAAATGGCCGTGGCTGAATTCATACATGTAGACTTGTCATTGCCCGCCCGAACTCGAGTGCGCCTGATTCAAGACATTTTACAAAACTGGATTGAACTATGCCAAACACTGTCTATACCGGTCCTGTGCAGTACCACAATACGAGCCGAACAATCAGCGTTCATGCGCTTGCACGAACGCATGGGATTTACCATAAGAGGCAGTGTGGCCTACAGGAGGATTGTGTAATGTGGGATGAAATATTTGGCAACGAATCCACGCGACCCATTGACTGGGCCGACGCAAAACAAGTGCAGGAAGCCATTGCCGCAGCCAATTCGGGATTCAATGCTGCCTATCAAGCCGGAGGTGCGGCACAACAAATACAACAAGCAGCAACACAACACAAAACAGCCATGGCTGCACAATATCAAAATTCCACAACCGGTGCCGGTGGTCCAGGACCCATAACTGGTTGGTGGAATGGCGCACCTTTTTCAATCCCGCCCCAAGAACAAAAATGGATGTGGAATGGAAAATTTATGACCATAGAAGAATTCGCCCAAACAGTTTATGGTGACACACCAGAACGCACACACTTTTTACTTAAACACAAAGGACGAGACCAATGAAAGCATTAGGAAAAAACATAGTAGTTCAACGCGAACAACCACAGGAAAGCACCGCAGGTGGAATTATTTACACCGACAACTCACAGGCCACAGTGGCACAGGTGATATCGGTGGGTGAAGAAGTCACAACTGTCACCACTGGCGATAGACTTATCATTAACTGGGGTGCAGCAAATCAGGTAAAATACGGCGGCGAAACGCTTAATATTGTGCATGTAGATCATGTTTTTGCGAGGGTTTAGGCATGAAATACCACACCGATTACACCGACACTACTAGAGGTAGTGATTTGCAAATAGAACAGTATGAAATAGTTACAGACGAGTCAGATCCTGCGACTGTGGAGATTTATGTGCTGGATCAACTGGGCAATCGAATCGAAGGCGGCACATTTAGAATGGCAGACTTTGCCCATGCTGTTTATAGATTTTACAATACTTTTTATTGATAATCGAAGTCGGCGCCTTTTAGAGTGTTTCTGATGTCAAGCACCAGTCGCTCTATGCGGTCCACTTTGGCATCCATACGATCCAGGCGTTCGATTACGCCTTGGTATCGTTCCTCACATTCATTTAAGTGATCTTCCAGCGTGGGAATTGTGAGTGTGACCACTTTACTCACGATTGCGTCCTCGATCACTATGTCGTCCTGGAATATCCAGTGTGGCTTCAATTTTCCAACAAAATGCAGCAATTCGGCCAATATGGTCTGCTGCCATGTTTGATACATCAGGATAGTTTACTTCACGACCAATTTCATCCATTTCATGATAGCAATCGATTAAGGCATATAGGTCATCAAGCACATCATGTAACAAACTGTCAGCATCCATGGCTGGCATGTTATCTTTGATCACACTGGTTTCCAAGATCATGCTGATGGTTTCGGGCACACGACCCACGCCACAAGCCTGTATTTCTTCACCAAGAGTGTCAATGTTGTCTTGCAGATAACGATAGATATGCTTTAACAATTTGTGATCCGAATAAAAATTACGACCACGAATGTTCATGTGTGCCGTATGTGCTTTTTGATAGGCCACAAAGTTCGTGGCCCATACTCGTTCTAGCACTATGTATAATTCAGTTAATTCCATTTCAGTTCCTTATTGTTTGTAGGGTAAGTATTGATCGGCCAGCTGATGCATTCTTTGTATAAAGTTTGCACTGGTTGGTGGTTGTGGTGGTGCATACTGTTGTTGTAATGCAGCAAATTCGGGTGTACCTGGAGCAGGGTTACCGGCAGTGTTCATGCCAGCCACTGCTGTTCGTTGATTCATTGCTCCGGCTGCTGCCTGTGTAGGCGCTTGACCTCGTTGTTGCATGGCATAAGGATTATTTTTATATTCAGGTGCAGTGGGGTTGGCACGAATTCGAGCTTGTTCATAAGCAGCCAAATTGTATGGCAAAGTAAATGCATTTTCAGGAGCAACAAAACTACTGCCTACCGAGCGTGCCGCTGCTGGAGCAATTTCTGACAACGGCATCTTGGCCATGGGCAAACCGGCTGCATAGGCCTTGATACCTTCTTGTGCGTATCGAACTGGATGTGCTAGAAATTCTCCAGCTATTTCGGGAGTAACATTGTTATACAGTTTGCCAAGTACTCGTGCAGCATCACCAATTAGGCCACCATTGGTGGATTCTAAATAGTTTTGTGCAGTTTTGGCAGCGGCCTGTGTGCCATATGTGGCTGCATTTTCTTGACCTGTGGGTTCAGCAGTTTTGGCCAATCCGGCACCGGTACTGGATTGTGAAGCAATAAACTTTTGAATGTCAGCATCACTGGTTCCATCAGGAACATCTAGTGTAAAGCGTTCACCATTTTGTTCAACTGTTACTCGTTCGGTCATTGTATTTTCTCACGCTTGATAATTTTTATTCCACCAGCAGCCGGATTGGCTTCACTGAAACTCCAATCATGATTGCCAGCTTTGTCATATTTTTTCATTAATGCAACAATTGATTGCAATGCTGCTAATCTTACATCAACTGAATTTTTCGAATTAGCAAGGTTTCCGGCAGCATCTTTGTACAATTGTACATCCTTGTCGCTTTGTGAGCCTTCGAATCTTGGTACATTAGATACTAACTGATATCCCAACACATTAAGTTTAGCGACTTCTTGTGCACCTTTAGTTCCTACACCAAATTGACTAGCTAATTGATCCACCTTGGTACCAATGCCAGACCCAGTAGATTGTTTAATCGAATTGGCAATGGGTTGAATTAAATCATATGAATAATCAGCATAGCCTTGATTTTTAACATCTCTTGCAGCTATAGAGCCCTTGGCTTCTGCCGCTGGCTTTTCTTCAGCCAATTGCATTTCTTTTCGGCGTGCTATTTCAGCTTCGGCAGCTGTTTTTCCAATTTGTAAATTGGCTTCTCTTTGTGCTGGAGTATTTCCCGAAACACCAACTCCACCAACTGCGGCAGGTGGTGCCACTGGTCTAGGTGTTGCAGGCGCGGCTGGTTGTGCTGGTTGTGCACCAGGCGCTACTGGACCATTAACAGGTTGTGCAGGTGCTGAGAGTTGTGCAGTAGGCGCAACAGGAGCAGGAGCTGCACCACCAGCAGTTTGCATGGGTGTACCCATACCCGGGACAGCACCTTGTACCTGTCCCTGTTGTGGAATATTGGCCGGTAAATTCATTATACGCTCTTTGTAAGCGGGATCCAGCGGCCCATACTTGGCTTCACTTTCGGCCAATACTTTGGCTCTTTCGGTAGGAGCAACATAAGCCAATCGATTTTGTAATTCGTTTAATTGCGCTTGATTCTTGACTTCAAGATCACTTCCAATGCCATAAGGATGTAAATTGGCACTGTCACCACTCCAAATTCGACCCTGTGGATCTACTAGTTGTATGCCCTGCGGTGTTGTTCTACTGAAAAACACTTGACCAGTTTTGCTATCTTTGAAGGCTTGTGTATGTGTTTGTGCACCTTTTAATGTTTGTGCATTTACCAATTGATCTGATGATAATTCGCCATCGGCGGTGTAGCCTTTGACTGGAGCACCTTGACCATTATACTTGATCCAGGCCTGCTTGCCATCTACCATGCTGGGAGCCCATTGGTCTCCAGCACCAAGTTTTTGTTGTTCGTTCTTGGCTAGATCTGTAAGTCCCAATCTATGATATAGATAGGCCTTGATATAACTGCCACTTTCATCATCTCGTTTTAATTCTTGTGCTAGGCGCAATCCACCACGACCAGTTGGATCAGTAACCGAACCATTAACTAATTTTTCAGCTTCGATTTGTTTTTGTTTGTTGGACATTGCAGTTGCATGTTGATCAGCAGCTGCCATTTTGGTAGCCGGATCTGCATTGCTGGCATAAGCAACTCGAGCCACCATGTCGGGATTTTGTTGATTTGCAGGATGTGCAAATATCAAACTTTCTGGATTATTGGGCGCAAGTTCTCCATTTACTGGACTTTGTTGTGCCAACTGTGGTGCTTGAGGACCGGTATTGGGTTGTGGTCCAGCGGGTTGCATTGCGCCAACTTGTTGTGTTGGTAATGCTGCCATGGGTGGCATTGCTTGTGGTTGCGCCTGCGGTGGCATTTGTGGTTGCGCCTGCGGCATTGCTTGTGGCATTGCTTGTGGAGCCATTTGTGGTTGCGCCTGTGGCATTGCTTGTGGCATTGCTTGTGGAGCCATTTGTGGTTGCGCCTGTGGCATTGCTTGTGGCATTGCTTGTGGCATTGCTTGTGGAGCCATTTGTGGTTGCGGTTGCGCCTGCGCTGGCATCTGTGGAGCTACCGGTGCAACGGCTGGTGGAGCCATTTGTGGTGCCTGTGGCGCAGTTTCTGGTGCCACTGGAGCAACTGTGGTTTTATGTGTTATATCTGCAGTACCATCACCATTATAATTAATAGTGGTTGATTGCGGTTGCACATTGGCACCCACTTGACCCAAATCCTGATTTAGTCTATTTTGGAAATAATTGCTGGTTGTGTCTCCAGCTGATTGATCTCCAAATATCATTTGTCCTAGTAATCCCATGAGAGTCCTTATAGTGAAATGCCTGCTTGGCCGCCAGATGTCGATGTTGATGTGCTTTGTGTGCCACTGAAGTTAGGATTATAGCTGGCGCTAGGAGTTCCAAACAGGGTTGTTGCGTACATGTTATACAACTGTTGTGGAGTCATTGCGGCCGAGATTTGATTTTGTGCTGCCGCTTGTGCGCCAGTAAGACCAGTCTGTCCTGCACCAATCAAGCTATTGGCAGCAGCCTGTTGTTGCTGACTGATGTTTTGCATGACCTGTGCTGCCGCTTGTTGTTGTGCTGCTTGTGTTGCGGCTGCTGTTTGTTGTCCAGCAAGTATTTGTCGAGCTGATCCCAATTCACCAGCACCACCAAACTGTGCGCCCTGTTGTGCAATATTTTGTGCATACTGTGCTTCAGCTGGTTGTAGTGCAGCCTGCAATTGTTGTTGCTGATACGCAGGACTGTATAAATTTTCTAAACCAGTGATACCGGTGTTAAGTGCCGATTCGCCTGTGCTACCAAGAACATTTTGTGCCTGACTGGCAGTTGCCGCTGCATTTTGTGCTGCATTGTTTACACCACCTGCACTTTGATTGTACACATTGGTTGCGCCAGTTACTGCTTGTTGATAAGCTGGACCCACTGTGCCAGTAAATAGGCCAGTTTGTGCTGCCAACATGGCATTTTGTTCTGGACTCAATGTGGGTATTGAGGTAGTGACTCCGTTGCTTTTTCCGATACTCATAAATTTCTTGCCTTACATGTTAAATGTTGCTTGTGGCATCATGCCACTCATGCCATTTGAAGTCATGATACTGTTCATGGGCGCTCCACTCATACCGGTCATGTTATTAAAAGCATTCATACCGGTAAGAGGTTGGCCATTGGTGTTAATTGAACCGCCCTGAGCGGGAATGCCCATATACTGTCCGTTTATCTTAAGTTGTGACATCAATTGTTGTGTAGCCTGTTGTTGTTGTTGTTGACTAGAAAAATTTGGCATTTGACCAGTAACTGGATTAAACTGAGGTATTACACCACCAACTGTTTGTGTACCGCCTTGTGATGCAATAGGTGATTGCACAGCCGGCATTGTGTATGGATTTGTGTACTGTGTTGGTCCCTGTTGTTGTGCTTGCGGAACACCCACATTGAATGTGGGTTGCGGCATCACTTGTGGTGTGTGTATTGGACTTGGCGCCGGTTGCGGCATACCAAGACTGTATTGCGGTTGTGTTTGTGGCTGAAAAGCCGGATGATTAAAAAATGAATAATTTCTATTCATCATGGGCGATTGTGCCATCTGTGGCGCAAAGCCAGGCGCCATGCCTTGAAAACTTGTGCTCTGATTGGCCCATTGTGGGGCTAATGTGTTTGGAGTAAAATTAAACATGTTGTATTTACCGTTATTAAGTTGGCACTACTGGAGTATATGCTGTGTTGGTACTGGGGATATAAGGAACACCAGTAGTGACAGGCAAGCCCACATAAGTTGGCGCATAATTTTGCGGTGCCGTTTGTGGACCACCAAATGTGCCCTGTGTGGGATTGGTGATCGTTTGTGTAGCAGTTGTGTAATAGCTGCTGGGCGCAGAGAAATTGTTGTAATTCTGATTAGTGTAGGGTTGTCCCGGTGCTCCAAATGCACTAGCTGCATATTGTGGAGTATACAATTGTTGAAGCATTTGCGGAATATTTAGACTTTGAGTTCCGCCTACTGCGCTGGTAGCAGCACCAAACGGTACGGCAGGAGCATTTATGGCATTTAGTTGTCCTGATACATTGTTGATTGATGTCACAGCCGGATGTACACCCCAAGCATATTGTGCTTGATCCGGGCTGGTGGTGTTGTATAGCGGAGTGGTACTGCCTGCAATGTATCCGGGATTGATACCAGGATTCGCAGGTGGAGTTGCAGTGCCCCACGACCAAGGACTTTCTCCAGCATAATTGCTACCACCACCGGGCGTGGGTGCAAACAAGATATTGCTTAATAACAAACCGCCAGCAATACCGGCAGCAATTTGCCATGGGCTCCAGCCCGAAGTATCTACCGGATTGCCTGCTGAATCTATATAACTGGCATTCACATGCGCCACTGGGCTTTGCGGAGTTGTGTAACTTCCGCCCTGTTCTATTGGTTTTAATGGTGGTTCAGCGGGTGTAGTAGTTGGTGTAGTAGTTGGTGTAGTAGTTGGTGTAGTTGTGGGCGTAGGTGCTGGTGTAGGCACCACTGGTGCAGGAGTAGGAGTGGGTGTTGGTGTCAATGTTACACCAGCTACCGGATTTGAACCTGTGCCCGGAGTGGTAGTTTCAGTCATACCAGTTGTGGGATTGACTGTGGTTACAGGAGCAGTTGCGGGAGGCGCCGCAGGTGTTGCTGGAGCAGTTACAGGTGTAGATACTGGAGTTACAGGTTCAGTAGTAGTACCAGCTGATATTGGAGACACTGGTGGTGTCTCAGTTGGAGCAGCAGGTGTGGTAACTGGAGTTACCGGAGCGGCAGGCTCAGGTGGCACAGGTGGCACTTCGGGTGCTGGTTGTGTAACTACCGGAGCAGCCGGTGCAGTTGGTGATAATGTTGCAAAATCATTGTGTGTTAAATCACTGCCAACTGATTGCAAGTAAGCATCTAGGGCTGCTGCATTGGCCGGGCTGGGATCATGTTGATAGGTATTGGATAAATCAGCATATTTCTGATCATATCCTCCCGGTCCAGCCACCTGAGTACCCGGTCCTGCAACCGGAGCAGAAGTTGTGGTCTGTTGATTTATCGTACCATCTGCATTGTAATAGGTCTTGCCATCGGTGTATAAAGTTTCGCCATTGGCACCTTGAACTGGCACAGTTCCAGCTGGAGGTCCTGCTGGTGACCATGTAGATTGATCTGCGCTGTTATATGAATTTTGGCCGTTGTTGTCGGTCCAACTGTAAGTGCCATCAGACTTGTAGGACAACATTCCCATGTCCTGACTGTTGCCACTGGGATCTGGAAAGCCAGTTGACCATATTGTGTTTGCAGTTGATGTGGGTGTCGTAGGTGCAGCAGGTGCTGCGGGTGTTGGTGCAGTTGGCGCCGCTATGTCGGTGGGTGTTGTTGCAGCACCAGGAGTGGTGGGCAATTCTGTGGGTGTAGTGGGCGCAACTGGAGCACTAGTAACCGGTGTTGAACCAGGAGTCACTGGACCAGTTGAAGTGGTGGGTGTTGTGGTACCAGCTCCGGTGGCTTCGGTCCAAGGATTGGTGCCACCAAAAGCCGAACTATTTAAAGGCAGTTGTCCATTAGCACCCAATTGGGCAGTGTACACTTGACCAGATGCAGTTGTGTAAGTTGCTGTGCCATCTGGATATTTGACCAAGGTTCCGGCTTGATTGTTGCCAGTGGGATCTAGATAGCCCGGAGTGGCTTGCGGTGCGGCGGCCTGCCCCACAAACTGTCCGGTTTGAGCATTGTAACTGTCACCGGTTGTGGGATTGGTCACAATGGTCTGTCCCGAACTATCGGTACTGGTGTGCCAGTTACTGGTATCAGGTGCTTTAACAGCAGTTTGACCTTCACCAAATGAAGTTGTGGTATTGTTGTATTGTGCTAGTGATTCACCGGATTTTACAAAATTATTGTATTCACCAGCATTGGCAAATCCCGCATTGGTAGCGGCATTATAACTGTTAACATCAGTAAAGCCTTTGCTGACAGCAGTGTTGTATTGATCAGCATTGGAAAATCCACCTTGTGTGGCTGCTTGATATTGTTGAGCAGTATTGAATCCTTCGCCAATGGCTCGATTGTAGTCAGTGGCATTTGAAAATCCCGCCTGTGTGGCAGCCGTATAAGTTTGTGAATTGTTGAATCCGCCTTGTGTGGCCGCGTTGTAGCTTTTGGCATCACTGAAGCCTTCATTTAGGGCCTGGGTATAATCTGCGTTATTTGCGAATCCGGCTGTGGTTGCTGATACAAAATCTTTTGCATTATTGAAGCCACCGGCTTGAGCTGCTGCATAATCATTGGCATTGGTAAACCCTTGACTTGTGGCTTGATTATAAGTTTGTGCATTGTTAAAGCCAGCTTGTGTGGCTGCGGAATATTCTGAAGGCGTAGTAAATCCTTCACGCATGGCCGTGCTATACGAACCAGGATCGGTAAATCCGCTTTTTAGATAATCATTGTATTGCGAGCTATTGAAAAATCCATCTCGTACTGCAGCATTATAATCGGTGGCATTGGTAAAACCTTCACGCATGGCCGCTTGATAATCAATGGGATTGTTGAATCCACCATTGTTGGCTGCATAATATTCGCTGGCATTTCCATAACCTTGGCTGGTACCGTTTACATAATCATTCCAACTGCTGTAACCGGCATTGGTAGCTGTTTGATAATCTGATAAACTGTTGTTGAAATTGCCACTAGTTACTGCATTGTATGTGGCAGCATCCGGGATGCCCATGCTCTGTGCTGATAGATAATCATTGGCATTGGTAAAGCCACCGGCCTGTGCCGCTTGATATTCAGGCCCTCCAGTAAAGCCACCTGCCTGTGCTGCTTGATATTCTGAAGCTGATGTAAATCCGGCCGTGGTCGCAGCAGTATAATCTGATGCATTTGTGAATCCGGCATCAGTTGCGGCTTGATATTGTTGGGCATTTGAGAATCCACCCTGTGTGCCGGCATTATAATCGGCCGCATTGGTGTAACCTTGATCTGTGGCTGTGGCATAATCTTGACCATTGGTAAATCCTGCCTGTGTGCCTGCATAGTAATCGGCACCGGTTTGGAAACCATTTGACATACCAGCAGTGTAATCCTGCATGTTGTTGTAGCCACTGTTTTGCAGGGTATAAGAATCATTGGTACTGTTGACAAGATCTTGTCCACCAGCATCTTGTATTACTAGGCCCTTGCTGGTGACAATGGCCTGTGCAGTGTCATCAACTTGTATTTCACCATTGCGAACAGTGCCCACTTGGCCTTCACTGTTGACCACTTGTGCACCATCGGGTACATTTTCTGGGGCTGGAGTGGGTGTGGCCGAACTAAAAGCAGCTGAACCAATACTCCAAATACCAGCACCAGCACCACCTAGCAAGGCACCTTTTAACGGACTGCCGCCACCTGCGGCGCTGGTTGCAGCTCCAGTGACCACACCGGTAGCAATGGCATGTTCAAGAGCAGTGAGTCCAGGAGCAGCACCACCAATGGCACCGCTAACTACCGGACTTAATGCACCGCCTAGGGCACCTAATAAAATACCCTTGGTTAAATTTTGATGCCCGGTGGCAGCACTGATAGCCGCACCCAGTGCACCGCCTTGTAATGCGCCGGTACCTATACTAGCAAGACTGGTTCCTGAGGCACCTGAAACCAATCCACTCAAGCCAGTTTGTACAGTGCCAGCATCTACTCCAGCACTGGTAAGAGCAGTGGGAGTTAGTTCACCAGCATCGGCTAGACCCAGCAATTCAGGATCGTATATGCCCACAGCCAACAAGGCACCGGCAGTGACTCCGCCCCATCCACCGGGTATGTTACTGTCAACCCAACTGCCCAATTTACCTGCAGCCGAATCAATAGCGTTGCCCCATTGATCTAATGTACCACTTATACTACCAACTGGATCGGTCCAAAAACTCATAATTATTTCTCTTTATTGTTTAGTATTTAACTGTTATTTTTTCAGCACTTGTGCTACTAACGATCCCGATTCTAAAGTTATTGATGCAAGACCGGTAGGAGCACTTACGGCCATGCCATATGTGTAAGTACCTGGATTGGGTTCTGCATCAAAATACACAAAAGGAACCAGGGCTGGTGTTATTTGCCCAGTGCTTTGATTGGGCGGTGTAATAAATGGCAATGACAAAACAAGAGTACCATTTCTATATAATCCAAATGTAAAATTGGCACCAGTTGTATAGGTTCCACAATTGATATAAGCATCCAATACACCATTTACATAAACACTGCTGGTACCATTCACAGTCACAGCCACATTGGTATAGGTATAAAAACTTGTGTTGGGAAATCCTGAATTAATAATGATACTGCTACTAGAAGTAATACCATTTCCGGTACTGATACTGTTGGCTGCTATATTGTTGGTACTTACAGTATTGGCATTAAGACTACCGCTTGATATCAAGCCGGACACAAATAAATTACCGCCAATGACTGCATCACTACCAATAGTGAGTTTACCACCAATTACAGCATTATTACCTACAGTTAAATTATTTCCAATACTGGTATTGCCACCAAATCTAGCACTACCGGTATTTGATGCCAACCAAAAACCCACACTGTTTGGATCACCAAATGTGGCATTTGAACTTTGAAGACTTTGATTTACAAATATGGCATTGGCTTGAATTAAATCTGTAGTTATTGTGTTGGCTGCAATTAGATTGCCAGTTATGGTTTGGCCCACAATGTTGGTGCCCACAATGGTGTTGGCAGCAATTAAATTGCCAGTCAAAGTTCCCACACTAATATTGTTACCGGTAATGGTTCTAATTTGTATATTGTTACCAGTTATGGTATTGCCTTGTATACTGTTACCGGTCACAAGATTAGCAGTTATTTCTGCTAATAAAATTGGTGTATTATCTATTACCGGAGAATAGTATTGATTGGGTGCCACAGTACCCACTACAAAACTGATTGTGCCACCGCCACCGGTGCTGTAATAAAGTCCCTTGGTGGTTCCAAATCCGCCCACTACCTGTGTCCAGGCATAATCGGTGGGATTGGTATCCTCGGTGGGCGTAGAAACATTTCGTATGCCATAGTATTGTGTATTTGCGCTATTGCTGGTGAATCCACCGCCGGTGGCAGTGTTGGCATATTGCACATCCATGTATCCATAAAGATAACTGATAGTTCCGGCACCGCCTCCGATAATTTGACCAGTTACAGTATTTGCAGTCAGCACATTGCCGCCCAATTGCACATTGGCCGAGGTCATGTTGGCCAAGGCATAATTGATACTTTGTATCACATTGGTATAAGGTGTGCTGGTGGTTATTGCAAAATTGGTTGACATTATCTGGTGTCCTGGACTACTGTGACTTGCCAATTGGCTGCAGTCATTTGCCAACTGGTACTAGCACTATTACCAGCAACTATGATACTGGTAACTCGAGCTTCGTTTTGATCCACCTGTATCCAAGGATCGCTGGTGTCAATGGGCATGATTTCCACTGGCTTGAATGTGGCGGTTTGGCCCACACTGTCGGCGCCACCCACTGTGACATTGATGTTGCCAGTACCATATACTTCGGGATAGACTCTATGCACCTGCACACTGGCACTGTAGGGTTGACCAAAACTGATGTTGTCTCTGCGAAATGTGCTGTTGATCACATTGCCAAGGAAACTGGTGCCGGTGTCTTTTTGTATCAGGGCCACATTGCCAGCGCCACTGCTGTAAACAACTCCTCGAGTGGCTAGATTGAATCCACCAGAGACTGTTCTTGGTGCTTCGGTTCCGGCAGTGGCCAAACTGACCTGTCGCGGAGGATTCCAAGCATCAAGATCATAACGATACGAAATCATTTGATTGCACAAGCCGGTACTGGTCAAGTCTGGATAATACACTTCGATCTGATATTTTTGGCTATTGTGCACCATGAAGATTTGATTGGTGTAGGCACTGTTTAGATTATTGTAAAAATAGTCCTTGACCCTTTGGTCTCCAATGGGCTTGAATGATCCACCATTGAAACTCCAAAAGTCTCGTGAATCAACTCCGTAGGCCACTTGGTCCACAATGGCCCAACAGTTTTCGTTTATGAGTCCTCGTCCATCGGTAACTTTGGTAATTCCAAAAACAGGAGCACTGGTACTAGTATAAGCAATAGGACTAAACAAAACGCAATCCCAATAGCTATGAACATAGAAATTTCCATTTAGTGTATATCCATCAATGACTGGACCTCGCACCGGTACTTCTACTTCGTTGGCCACATTGCTGATTGTGGGTGCCCAAGTGGTAGGTCCGGAATTGAGTCCAAAGTTTTGACTCCAACGCACTGTGGTGGGCAAGTATTGCACTGTGCCTCCGCCGGGTACCACATTGGCCGCGATATTGCCGGTTAAGTTTCCTGCCACCAGTAGTGATCCCACATTGGGACTGTTGTAAACTCTAACAAATGCAGCAGTAAGACTGCTGTATAATGGCACCACATTGCCCGATCCATTGGTGCCTAGATCATAATTCCATACATAGTTGTCGGGCGCATAGTCATACAGGCTCAATGTGGTTGCACTGGGCAATAGATACATGGGCGGATTGGTTTCATCATTGAAGAAAACCACATTGCCATTCCAGCTGGCAGTGATCACGGTGTTGTTGCTGTAGCCGGTAAAATTGCCCACACCCGGAGTGATATTGGTAATGCCAGCACTGTTTAGGGCATACCATTGTCCTTGACTGGTGGCACATATGAACCAAAATACATTGTTGGCTCTAAAGCCCGATGTCATGAATATCACATTGCCAGGTACCGTGCTTAGGATATAAGCATCGCCAGCGACCGAATTGATACCGCGCACATTGGTTTCGATATTGGCACCTGAGTTGTATTCGTTGGCCTGTAATGCGCCCGAAGGCACATCCGGCGTAAAGCTCATGTTTGTGAAAGGTGTTTTGACTGGATTAACGGCCATATTATTTTGCTACCCAAGTTAGTGTTGTTTCGTCCCAGATATAAGGACCGTTTCCATCTGTGGGTTTAGCCACTGGAGGTTCCCATAACCATGTTGAAGTATTTAAGGTCCAACTGGCATGTGGTTGTGGTTCATAAAATACATCGTTTGCACTATCATATATCCAACCAATACCGGCATAGTTGCCACGCAAAGGAGTTCCCCCATCAGGAGTATTGCTGTTGGGTGCATAATGAACATTGCCGCGTGTGTTATAACTGGTTTGAATCCAATTGCCTGGACTACTGTCCACAAATGTGTTGAAAAAATCTGCTTCGGCCACAATTACATTGACCACTCGCCCATCTAATACTTTTGCATAATGACTCATTGTTGTTCCTTAAGCTGTATAAGTTCCAGATCCGGTAAACGATATAATTGTATTCGAACCTGATGTTGTAACCGATACATTGGCGCCTCCGGTATAAGTGCCTGAATAATTACTAGTTGGCACACTGATAATAACTACTCCAGATCCACCAGCTCCGCCGTGTCCGTTGTTGTAAATACCAGCTCCGCCTCCGCCTCCGGTATTGACTGTGCCTGCATATCCATTGGCACAAGTTCCACCAGGACCACCTGCTGCTCCACCACCACCAAGACCACCACTGCCAGCAGCAGCTCCATTATATCCGCCTCCGCCACCGCCTCCAGCTAGATAATATGTTGGTCCGCATAATTGTCCTATGGTTGATCCTGTGATTGGATTGGCTTTGCCTGCTCCACCGTTGCCGCCTTTGCTTGATATTCCGTTGACACCCACTGCATTGGCGCCACCGCCGCCACCTGCCACATAAGGAGTACTAGTATATCCAGATCCACCATTGTTACCTTGACCAGCAGTGCCAGAACCTCCAGTGTTTTGGCCACCACCTCCAGATCCACCACTAACACCAGCAGTAGAACTGAAACCACCGCCACCGCCACCCACTGCTGCTGGCGATATACCGGTAAAACTACTTGGAGCACCCGGGCCACCAACTGCCTGTGGACTTGAAGCCGGAGTTGGAGCGCCTCCACCAACTAAAGCAGTATAAGTAGTTCCCACTGTTAATGGTGCAGTGCCCGAAATGAATCCACCTGCTCCACCGCCGCCACCACCTGATAAACCGCCTGCAGCACCTCCGGCCACAATCACATAGCTCATGGTATATGTTCCGGCTGGTGGTGTATATGATGTGCTGAAGTTATACCAAACATTGGCATTACTACTAAACCATTCAGGATTACCAGTGCTAGTATTGTATCTTATCATGCCTGAAATATTGGCACTTGGTCTTGCACTGTTACCACCTGTGGGCAATATAAATGCTCCAGTGGTCAAATGTGCATCAATAATTCCGGTATTGGCAAATATCAACACATTGGCACCACTGCTGGCAATGCTGACATTACTTGCTCCATTTGATATGCTAGAACCGGATCCACCTCCACCATTGCCGGTAGAATATGCAACTCCATTTGCCCAATATACGCCATTAGTGGTAATGATGTTGCTGAATGCACTAACATTATTAGCATAGATAGTTGCTGCATCTGTTGCGCCGGTATTGGTTACAAAATGTATTGCATTGGCAGTTGTTGTGCCTAATACCAGGTCACTGTTTTGTCCATACACATAAGTGGCATTGGGCAAACCAAGACTACCAGTGCCGGTGTTGAAGCCTGAACTGTTGATACCAAAGTCACCGTAAAATGCAGTGGCATTGCCCCGATCGTTTGACACAATGAAGTCGGTAGATGCCGAACCACCTGCATTGGTGTTTTGCATGATCAGTTGTGCATAATTGTTTTGACTGGTTGAATAGCTGGCAAATATGTCTACATCGGCATAACTTAGTGTACCATAACTGAATGCACCAATATTGCTATTGGTTAAAAATAAACCATCTGTGGCCGTAAACAAATTGGCCTGTATGTTACCGGTATTGGTCAATAGATATGCAGCAACTTGAGTATTGCCATAAATGCCACCACCTGTGCTATAAGCCACACCGTTGGCCCAGAATACACCCGATGTGGTGATCAAATTACCCACTGTGGCAGTATTGGCCACTTTAATATATCCGCCCGAACCATCAGCAGCTGAGTTGATGTTGACATTGGCCAACATAAAAACATTTGATGCAGTACCTGAACCACGCACATTGATGTTGGCAGTGTAAAGATTCGTACTACCCAAATAGTTTTGAAGATTTATTGTGTTGTATGATTGACCGGAAGTAACTAAATTTATATTGCCGGTCAACAGGGTAATATAATTAGTAGACAAAAGACTCATATAGCCATTGGCATCGGCTATGTTACTGTCAAGAGTAATGCTTGATAATGTGGCAGCATTACCATTAGCAGTCAATACAATATTTTGATTATATGGACTTGCGAGCGTTGTTACATTGCCATTTAACCACACTGGTAAAAAAGTAGCCACATTGGCATTACCATAAATGCCTTGTACATTGGATAAAATGTTAACACCATTGGCATAGGTAAATGCAGCGCCGGATACTGTGCTGGTGACAGCAATATTGCCCGATTTGATATTGGCATTGGCTATCACATTGTTTGCTATGACAGTATTTTGTACAGTTAAATTACCGGATTGAGTATTGCCACGAACCAGCAAATCGCCTGCATTGACCCACAAGGCGGGTGTGCCGGCCGCAATGGTTCCTGAACCGCCCACAGTTACATTGTTAGTAAGTGAAACAGCACCATCAGCTCTTAAAGTTGTAAACCAAGCTGGATTTAAACCATTATCAATAAATGCTGCCACTTGTGTATTACCATAATTGCTCACAATACCGGTCAATTGACTACCATTACCATAAAAGTAATTGGCAGTGATACCAGTAGCAGCAGTAATGTTAGCCACAGTGGTATTACCATTTAATTGTATAGATTGTGCATTAACTATTAATGATCCGCCATCAATTTGAACACCATTGTAAGCTGCCAATTCTATATTGTGAGCTGTTAGAGTTATGATACCAGAATCGGTAATTTGCCCCGAATAAGCATTGATATTAACTATACCCGGTCCAGTAGCAATATTACTTTGAATAGTTACAGGAGCAGTACTAATAATGTTGCCGCTTATAAAATTGGCGTTGGCATAAGTTTCAAATGCACCCACATTGGCGTCAAGCGTGTTAAGGTGTGTGTATATTGCACCCACATTGGCATTGCTGTAAATTTGGAAGGCACCCAAATTGGCCTGTGTGGCTATGTTGCCAAGATACAATGTTCCAATATTGGCATTGGCATAAATTTCATATGCACCAACATTGGCATTCAATGTTGCTATTGCAGTATTGGCTGCTGTAATGTTGGCATTGTCGGTTGTAAATCTAGCATTGGCATAAGTTTCAAATGCACCCAGATTGGCCTGAGTTGAAATATTGCCTAGATACAATGTACCAAGATTGGCTGTTATGGTTGATATCTGTGTGTTGGCATAAACTTCATATGCACCCACATTGGCATCTAGAGTATTAAGATGAGTGTAAATAGAACCAATATTGGCATTGGCATAAGTTTCAAATGCGCCCACATTGGCATCTAGTGTGCCAAGATGTGTGTAAATAGCACCCACATTGGCATTGCTTGCAGTTTCAAAAGCAGTCAAGTTGGCCTGAACTGACACAATGGCAGTATTGGCAGCCGTCACATTGGCATCTATGCCTAGTATAGTGGGATCTGTGCCAGCAGCCAGATAAGCAGCAACATTGGCGTTGCTATAATTGCTGGTGCCAAAATAACTATTGGCCCAGGTTTCGTATGCGCCTACATTGGCATCTAATGTGCCAAGATGTGTGTAAATAGCACCCACATTGGCATTACTGTAAGTTTGGAATGCACCTAAGTTTGCTTGTGTGCCGATATTTCCTAGATACAATGTGCCAATGTTGGCATTGCTTGCAGTTTCAAATGCGGTCAAATTTGACTGCACTGTGACAATGGCAGCATTAGCTGCAGTGACATTGGCATTAGTGCTGGCAATTTGTGTGTTGGCATAAGTCTCATAAGCACCAATATTGGCCGATAATGCATTGGTTGCGGTGGTGCTGACAATGGCACCACCCGGCAATATTAAATTACCAGTGTTGTCAAAAGTCCATTGATAAGGATCGCCGGTTATTATGTTAACATTGGCATGTGAACTTAATTGTAAATCTTGGTTAGCATAAC